GGACGTTGTAATTCAGCGTCAGCGTCTTCGCCGTCGTCGTGCGCAAGTTGAATGAGAATGACCAGAACTTGCCAAAGATCACGCGGACGTTGTATAGCGGCACCGCCGACTTCGTGATCTGCCGTCTGATGATCCAGTTGAAGTTCTGTGCGCGCGGAATCATCCCTCGCAGCACATACGTGTAGTTTGTGAATTTGGCAACGAGGTTGTGGACGAAGTACGTCGGTGTGATCGACTTGCTGATCGTCCTGCGCACCGTGTAGGACATGAAGAGCGACTTTGGCACGCTCGACACAGACTGCACGTTGTAGTTGAACGTGACCGACTTGCCAACCGGCGCGCTGCCCAGAGGCTTGAGGCAGATGTAGAACGCCTTGCCCTCGTGGTCGAGCGATGAACCTGGCGTCAGTCGCTCGTCCCATGCCAACCAGTCAATCTTCTCCCAATGCGAATCGACACCACCAGGCTCTTGCCGGTAGCGCACAGAGGCCGAGCCGTCGGCGTCCTGGTTGTCACCTGTCGCAAACGGGCGCTCCGTACTCCACGCCGCGCCGTTGATCGAGTGGAACTCAGCCGGGTACAAGAAGCCGCTGGGCGGGATCTGGTGGCCTTCGAAGGCATAGCGGTCGTTGCGGTACCAGAAGCCCGCAGGCGCGTGCGTGTCGAACGTGGGATCGGTAATCGGCGCTGCCCAAGTGTTCACGCCGGTGCGCTCACGGAACCTGACAATGTGGTTATTGTCAATGTACATGACTTCGGCGTGACCGGCGTTGTTGATACCAACAGTCGGCGTCTGATCGAAGTCAGCAACCTGCCAAGTGTTCGCTGGCAGAGAGACAGTTTCCACAATGTCCCACGCAGAGCCAGTCCAGTGCGCGTAGCCAATCCGCGAAGTCGGGCCAGACTCGTCCGTGGCCCAGGTCGCATGAAGCTCGTTGCCATTGGCAACTAGCTGGTGGTGCTTCGGGTCTGTGTACGCGGTTGTAATTGTGGCCGCAGTCGACCAGTTGTTAGCACCGATACGTGTCCGGTGGAGAACGTTGTTCCCCTGGCTGTAGACAACATGGACGGTGCCGTCGCCCGTGATTGCCAAACCATAAGACCAGAACGAACGCTTCCACGAATGGCTGATGAAGTTGAGCGCCGCATTGACAACCACTTCGTCCACGGTCGTCCACGTATCGGTGCTTGGGTTGTACTCCGCGTAGTACAGGTTGCGGTTGTTGTATCGCATGTAGACCATGCGAATGACCCCTGAACCGTCAATGACAACCTGCGGTGTCGAGAATGTGTCGCCTGCTGCCGCTTTCGGAGAGCCAGCGGCGTTCATCTCCGTGAAAGAGTTCGGAATGCCAATAACGTTGCCCTTGAGGGCACGCATAGGCACTTGCGTCTGCGGCGTCGACTGCACACCGCGGTCATCGGGAGCGAAGAAGTAAGCTCTGTCACCGCTCGTACGGACGATTTGACGAGTGACATCGATGACTAGGCCGGTACTCCATCCGCCCTTGTACAGCGTGTCATAGCTTCCTGCACCAACGCCAGCGACGTTGTAGTTGAGCGTGAGCGTCTTCTGAAGCTGAGCCTGAACACGGTAGGCCGGAATGACCTGCTTGAGGATGGCAAGGTTGACCTTGTAGTCAGTGACGATGGTCTTGACAATTGCACGCCGAACGATGTAAGCAGGCACAGCCGACTTGGCGACTGTGCGGCGCACCATGTAGTTCGCGGTGAGCGCTTTGGTGACTGCCGTCGTTGCAGGCGAGACATAGAGGCTCAGAAGCCCACGAGGCCCGTAGCGCCACCCGATCCACGAGAAGGTCAGGGACTTGGAAATCGTCTGGCGGACGTTGTACGAGGCTGTGAGAGCCTTAGAGAGGTGCGCTACGACGTTGTAGCTCAGCGCCAGGCTCTTGCTAACCGTCAGGGTCGATCCAAGCAGCGTGTAGCTCAGCGCCAGAGATTTGGCAACATGAGCGACAATGTTGTAGCTCAGCGCTCGAGATTTGGCAACCTGCGTCCGGACGTTGTAAGACGGAGTGAGTGTCTTCGAAACGTGCGCGATGATATTGTAGGTCGTACCAACGCTCCGCGAGACAGGAGCGCGCACGGTGTATGTCAACGTGTCGCTGACGCCGATTGGCTGCTTGACCGTGTAGCTCAGCCCAAGAGACTTGGAAATTGTCTGCTTGACGTTGTAGCTGAAGCTCTGTGAGTCAGGAACGTGAGCAACAACGTTGTACGCAGGGCTGAGGCTCTTGGCAACTTGACCAATGACATTGTACGAGAGCGAAAGGCTCTTGCTGACTGGCGTGGTGCTGGACGGCGTGCCAACTGTGAAGTTGTCAATCGCAGGCTGAGAGTTAACCATCTCAAGCTCGACTTCACCAGCCGTCGTAATACGACCCGCCGTCGAGTCAGTCCACGAGAGAGTCGGCGTGCTTAGCCATGCTCCTGACGTGTACCGCCAAAGCTCAACAATGACGGTCGCACCAGACGTGTAGACCTTGATGCCAACTTTGTCACCAGACGCCCAGGTGACCGAAGTTGAGCTAGCCCTCTGTGTGAACGTTCCTGACTTCTTATCCCAGATTTCAGTCAGCCAGCCGGTCGACGTTTTGGTAATGGCAATCTCATACGCATCGAACTGGCTTGTAGTCTTCTGACGCGCGTAAATGCCAATCCACTGAATGTTGCTGGTCGGCGCGGTGGTCAGGTCAACGTACGCAACTACATCAGTGAACGTTGCTGGCGTCCAGCGTGCCGCCGACGAAGCATTCAGCTTCGCAGAACAAGTAGTGCCATTCTTGCGAAGCTGGCCAGTGTCCTGTCGCCCCTGCGCCCAATTGCCGGTCGTTAGATCGGCTGCGGTGCCAGAGAAGTCGTCGCTGACTGTGGTTACGCCATCAGGGAATGCCATTAGCGCTCAATAGCTCCAACGTCGCACGTGGTGATTGGGCGGGAATGCCCTTCCAGATCGGTCAGCCCTGAGCATCCAGTGCCACCAGCGCTGATGGCCGGTGAACCGTTCGGAAGCTCGTAGTTGTAGTTCGGCGCTCCTGGGCTTGTGAAGCCGGTAGAAACGTTGAAGTTGACAATTCCTGCGTTGTCACCAGTACACGAGGCCACCGGGCCTGCGTCGAACACAAACCACGTGTTCTTCGTGTACACGCCACCCGGATCAGTGCAGCCCTGGAAGTTCTGCCGCCAGCCGAAGTTTCCAGTGTAAGTGACAACAGAGCCAGAAGTGATCGACCCGGTACTCGGTCGAGCGTTCATCGAAGACTGAGCCGTGTTGTACTTGAACGTGATCGTCAAGGCGATGCCAGGGTTGCTGTTGTCACACGCACTGCCAGCCGAGCATCCGTATGCGTACCAGAACGAAGGCCCACCGCCAGATCCAGTCGCGGCCGCAAAGACATTGCCCTGGACGAGAATGTGGTTAGCTGTTCCGACTGTTCCATTGGCACCGAAGAAGACGACGGCAGAGTTGCACTCACAACTGATCCATGCGTTGTTGATCAGGTTGATATTGTCACCGTTGTCTACCTTGATTTCCTGTGTGTGCGATCCATTCGACCCTGAAGCAGGATCGCGGCGCACCATGTCATGCCAAAGATCGTTCTTGAACGTGATGTTGGTCGAGTTCTCTCGGATCTTCGATTGGAAGTCAGTGTTGCTGGGGCAGCCAGCCGAGTTGCATGCCGACTGCGGCCCTAGCGCGCCGCCTTCCCACAGGAGATTGTCAGTGTTGGAGATGAAGAAGCTGGCAGAGCAGTACGGCACACCGCCGGACGGCGCTCCGTAAATCGTGTAGCTGCCATTGTTGTCGCAGTATTCATCCACGTTTTGAAGGTGAATGTTCGACCCTGAGAATGCCATATTGGCAAACGCAAGTCCTGCGCCAACGTTGTTGTTTGACACAAGTGTCGCTAGATCGCCAAACGGCGGCGTGAGTTTCACTGGTCGGCTGTCATAGACCAGCACATTGTTCGTACTGATCGAGCCGTCGCCTGTGAACCACGCACTCTCATTGTCAGGCACCGCCACCGTGACAGTGCCGGTCTTGTTGCCGGTGAGCGTGAACGCCTGCGTGTAGATCGTGGGCGAGCTAGTTCCGCCCTTGATCATAATGACATCTCCGGGCTGGGAAAGATCCCAAGCCGCATCAGTCGAACCGCAAGCAGCCGAGTCACTGTAAGGTGACAAATTCGATGTTCGGGTACATGAGCCGCCATTCGTGTCTACCCAGACGTTTGCTTGAGCAGCGCCCTTCTTGTACGCAACGGCAATCTCAGACCACGTCTCCGATGCGGCTGCCGTTCCTGTTCCTGTGACCGCTGTTGCCGATTGCCCCTGTAGCTGCCCTTCAATGGCAATTGAGCAACCGGACTCTGTACACGTCGAAGCATTGCCGTAGTCGATGAGTTCGTTCCATCCTGCTCCCGGCGTCCAGAACGGCGCTGTGTTGTGGCTGCCCTTGAACACCATGAAGACGTAGGCGTTGCCAGCCGTCGGCGTGAACGTGCCGCCGAACGGAGGCATCGCGGGCGTGTCTGTGAAGCCTGCGGTGTTCTGAGCCGCACCAGCAAGCCTGTCAGCCTGGTTCGGTGCGTACCCGAGGTTTAGCGCGTAGACAACCCACACAGGGCTGGTGTGACAAGTATCTGCTTGCTGCGTGATCACCCCGCCAACAGGCATGCCATTTGGCATGTACGCTGACCACGCCTCTGTGTCAAACCCTCTTGTATTTGCTGGATCACCTGGGTTTCGTATGTCCTGCGTCCAAGTGTTCCCGCCCGTGTCACTCATCCCGGTGATCGAGTTCGTGCAGCCCGTACCCTTGTCATACGTCGACTGGCCGCTAATGACAACCGCTGTCTCGCCAGGGTTGATCGCGCTCGTGAGCGTGATCGTGTGCGAGATGCGGTCGGTGTCGAACACAGGGCCAGCGACGAGGCGCGGCACGATTGGGCCGAGCCCACCACCACCAGCCGCCTGAGCCTGCGACGGATTGGTGGCTTTCCAAGCGCCGATGGTTGTGCCAATAACCGCGACAGTGGCAAGAACAGCGAGAGTCCCGCCCCGGATTTGCCGGTTGTGACTGGCGGGACTCACGCTGCCTGCCAATTCATCGCGTCGTTGAGGGGCTTGCTTGACATAGCTACTTCTCGCTTCATTGTCATCCCCTCATGCGTAGTGGTAATACTCGACTCGCAGAGTCACCGTGCCAACCGAGTTGATGGCCGAAAACGTCGAAGGCGACGCCGTGGCAATCTCCTCATGGTCTTTCAGCCGCTTCCCCGCTGATGCCGTCGGGGTACTACCATGCCAATACCGAGCAAGGTCGTTGACCGTTGCGCCCTCGGCATAGATCATGGCATGAGTAGCCCCCGTTGGCACCGTGAGGTTCTGAGCGGTGCCGGTGAGAACGAGACTCTGAATGCCATCAAAGACTCGCTTATGCTCACCGGCCAGCACCACTTGAGCGATGATCGGCTTGCCGTCGCCTCCCGTGCCAGTCTGCTCATTCCGAATGTGGTGAGACGGATTGGTACCGGCAACTACGTCAAAATCGGAAGCTGGGCCTGCCATTGGTTACTCCCTCTCGTCGCGCGGCGACCAGGCCGAAGCCTCAGCCATGCTGTCGAATGCCTTCATTCGCACGCGACCGCTCTTGTCATTGACATAGAGCGCGAGAACCGAACCATCGCTCTGCTCCTCGTAGCGGTAGGCATGGAAACCGTGGTTGTCCAGCTTGTCCTGAAGGAGCTTGTAGTCGGCGTGATCCTCGCTCAGCCGTTCGAAGTACACATTGCCATTCTCGTCTTCCAGGCGACCGAGATACTTCGCCGGGTTGTCAAGAACGTCGTGCGACTGCTTGATGTGCGCCTTCATCTCGTCGGCAGCCTCTTCGTACTCTGCCGGGATGCTCTTGCCCTTGACGATGTCCGAAGCCTTGCTCATGGGTTGGTATCCCCCTGCACGTTGAGCGTGAAGGTGTCTGCCACCGGCGCAGCACCCGCATTGACAACGCGCTTGAGCCAGACACCCTTGAACTGACCGTTCGGAATGTCAGGGATCGTCAGGCCGGTTGCGAACGAGACGGCAGTGTTCGCAAACGTGACGCTCGTGGGAGCGGTGTTCTCGTCTGCGATGGTTGCCATCGTCGTGTTGACGGCCTCGGCTGCCAATGCCACATCGGCGTCCGTATCGGCGGACGGAGTATCCGTCCCGATCCACACACGAGGCGCGAGGTAGCTCAGCGAACCATGCTCGTTGCTGACGGAGATGCCGCGGTACTCGGTGTCTCCTGCTGCCGACTCTGCACCACTGACATCATCGAACAGGTTGGAGCCTGCATCCGTCGTCGTTGACTTCGCTCCACCAAGCGACGATGCGGGGTTGGAATTGGATGCCCCACCAGTCAGCCGCAGGTGAATGTCAGTCGCAGTGATTGGCATTCCTGCTCTCCTTTCTAGTTAGTAGGCCGGTACTCGCACCGGCCCACCAACTTGTCATCACGGCAGCGTGATCTTCTGGACACTGTTCGTCAGGTCTGCGAAGACGCCCCGCCGCGCCCTGCCAACCTGCTGTCCCTCGACAAGCCGCGACAGATCGGGCGGGCCGACATCGATGCGCAGATCGTGGTGGACAAGCTCCTTCAGCCTCCGCTGCGGGAAGATGAGGAAGCACGTGCCAGCGGTGACGCCCGGATACGTGAAGACATCCGAACCGCGGTTGATCGTCTCACCGTCGTAGTAGATGATCGTCTGGATGGGCACATTGGCAAGCGGGTTGCCCTGAGCATCGCGCACCGGAGTGAGAAGCGCCTCCTCGATCTGGAAGCGGTTCTGCTCCGAGGCGAGCAGGACGGTGCCCGTGCGCCGCACGTTGCTCGTGCCGGTCACAGAAGCCTTGTAGGCGTTCTGGAACGTGATGTGCGTCTTCTCTTGCGTGGTCGAGCCGGTCGCGTCAGCGGCCGTCGCATTGCTGCCGGTGTACGTGCCACCGAGGATCAGGCCCAGGTGAAGGTGGTTCAGGAGCGCGTTGTACGCGCGGCCGAACGCCTGGTTGTTGAGTTCGATGGAGTACGTCCGGTCGAACTCGATCATGTCCTCAGTCCACTCGAAACCGGCGGCGTAGGTCTGAATGGCACCCAGCGCGGGAGATGCCTTCTCCAGCGTGCCAAACTGAACCTCTCCACCTTCGAACTTCTGGAGGAACACGACGTTCGCCTGAAGCGTGTACTCATCGATCTGGTACACACCGCCAGGGAACCCGCCCGGAGGCGAGATGCGCTGGAAGACAGGCCCGTAGAGAAGCGGAATGTCAGCCAGCCCGAAGGCCACATCGATCCGCACCTTCTCCAGAAGTGCCATCTGGCCCTGCGCCGTGTCGATCATCTCGCGGATGATCGGCTTATCACTCTTGCGCTGTCCAGGGAACGCGAAGTAGTCGAGTCCGCCGTCCTTCTGGATGCAGTCAGCAAGCATCTCACCGATCAGAACGTCCTTCGACCGACGGATGCCATTGTCGATGGCACGATGAAGCTCGGCCCGTGCCGTGTCGGAGTCGTGAATGCGCCAGTACGGCTCATCCTTCCACGCGGGGTGGACTCCCCGACTGCGAGTAATTGCTGCCACTTTTTCTGTCCCTCCCTTCTAGCTCTGCAAGACGCGGATTTGTGCGTAACCCGCTGCGTTTTTGGCAACCAGAACCTTACCGGCCGGAAGCTGTCCAGCCGCGCCCGTTGCCGCCAGGTTCGTGTCGCCCCGCTGGAACGTCGTTGCGTCGTTGGTCGCCCAATAGACGAACGCACCAACGGCGGGGTTCAGTGCCGCGGGAAACAGCACGGAGTAGATCGCAGCCGGATCGGCTTCGAACGAGAGCGTGCGATCCGTCTGACTTCCATCCTTGGCCCCAATGGCAATGCCATTCCAGCCAGCGATGCGGAACAGGTCGCCATCGTTGATGACCTGAGACGACGGAGCGGTAAGATCTACTGCTTTTCCGTCACTGACCTTGTAACCCATTTGTCATCCTCCTTTCTACGACTCGCTGAGTTCCGCCTGACGCTTGTCGAAAGCCTGGTCGACCGTGCTGTACTGGCTTCCAGAAGCCTTGTAAAGCTCGTGAAGCTGACCAAGCTCTTCGGCGTCGGCGTCCGCCACTGCGTTCTTCCAGTCTTCGGCGCTCATGCTGCGAGCGTCCTCAACACCGGCCTCGTGTTCCTCGACGCGCTCACGAACCGCATCGACGTTGCCACTGACATTGAGCCCGTAGGAGCGAGCCTGCGCGACCCAATCCTTCTTCTGCCATTCCGCACGGTCGGCAGGCGAGTTGGCCTTGCCTGCCTCTGCGCGGCCCGGATCGAGAACAGCGGCCTCGTCGGCATGCATGTCAACTGCCGACTTCCGCTCGTCCTCTTCCACACCAGCGTCTTCCAGCGCCGACTGGCCGTAGTCGTCCGAGTGAGTTACCGGATGCGAGTCGAGCGAGAGATTGACACTTCCCGCTGCCGCCGCTGGGTTGTTCGGATCGACGTACGAACCCATTGGCACAACGATGCGATTCAGCGATGCCACGTCCTGTGCCTCCTCCGTAGCGGCAAGTGCAGGATGCTCCTTGTCATGCACACTCATGTCCTGCACGTTGCCCTCGTAGTCGTCTGCCATTGTGCTTCCTCCTAACTGCCGAACTTGACAGTCTCGCGCTCGATGTACGGGTTCTTCTCGCCCGTGCGAAGCTCCTCGCGCCGACGCACGACCGGAGGCGACATCTCACCGATAAGCGTCTTGATCGTCTCGTCCTTGTCGAACTCGGCCGTGACCATCTCACCGATCAGCTTCTCGACTTCCTCCGCGTCCTTGGCATCCGCAACCTTGGACTCCATCTCTCCCACCGGGAGCAGACGCCGAACGAGCGCACGCTTCTGCTCGTCCTGAACCTTCTCTGCAAGCAGCTTGTCAAGAGCGGCCTCGGTCGAGACACGCGCCTTGTCACCGATCCGCGTCTTCAGTTCCGTGACCTTGGCAAGAAGCTCGTCTGGCTTCTCGATGCCAATGGCCTCGCAGAGCTTCTGGATGAGGCTCTTGTCATCCTCGGCCTCGTCCAGCTTCTCCTGCATCTCACCGATGGTCTTGTCCTTGTCCGCGACTGCCTCGTTGACAAGCAGCGCGTAGCCGTTGGGGTTCTCGGTCTTGAACTCCTCCGGCGTTACCTGCGACAGTTCCTTTGCCATTCCACTGCTCTCCTGTTCTCCGGTGATTGCGACGATGCTCGACGTTGGCATCCCCTCCGCGAGCTTGCGTGCCCAATCAATCGACTTCAGCGTGAAGTTGCGAACCTCGACTCCCTTGCCTGGAATGCGTACCTGCTCGCCGCGCCCCCACCAAGAGATACCTCTGACGGCTCTGCGCTTGATGTGGCTGCGCACAGGCGCGTCAGGGTGGTTGTAGCCAGCGAAGTAGGCCACACGCACCATCTCACCGATCCGAGCCTTGTTCTTCGACGGCTCATCTTTGGCAACCGCACCGATCCACGTCGTCTGCGGCTGTGGAAATGCGAACGCCTCCTGATCATCCGGGATGTGCCCGAGATGACCAACCGGCTCAAGCTCGTTCGTCTGCTTGACAATACTGTCAAGCTCAGAGCGATTCCAGAGTCGGCCGCTATTGCTCCATCCTTCCTCGACTCGCAGAATGGCGAACTCCGGGTTGTCATCGCCCTCTGCGATTTCCTGGCCCTTCTTCGACAAGCCAGGGATGAAGTTGTCAAGCTTGCTGGCATCCCGCACCATTTCAGAGATGAGTCCAACCTCCGGTTCTCCGGTTGTCATCTCACCAATGGTGTCAGTGTTGTCAGCTTTGGTGTTGACCTTCATCACGTACCTCTGCTTCGCTTCTGAAGCCTGCCAAGCCTCGGCGGCTTGATCGACTTCCGCCACGGCGCTCCGAACGAGGGAGGAGTCAGTGGCTTCTGGTGCATGATCGTCGGGCTTGAAGTAAAACCGCGACCAGTATTGACACCCTTCTGGTCAGTGATGCCAGCCCAATCCTTGCTCCGCACGCCTTTGCTCTGGTCGGTCTTGATCAGCGTGCGAACCGACCGCTTGCTCACGACGGGGTTTCGGAACTGCCGCACAGGCCAGTTCTGAACCTCACGCTTGACGGTCGGCTGTCCTGACTTGCTTCTGCTGAGAATCCGCATTTGTCACCCCCTCACTCGCACTCGACGGTTGTTGGAATTGGCAGAAGAGTAGCGAGGCCCGTAGATGCCGGTGTTGCGCGTCATCGAGAGCTTCGTGCGACCCTTCAGGAAGTTCATCTTCTTGACAACCTTGATCATCTACGCCTCCTTCTACGTCCGCGCACGCCCGTGAGCTTCAATACCTTGATGGCGTTCTGGCGCAGCACGCGAGCAGGCGTAGCCGTGATCTGACCCGGCTGTGCGCTTGACAACTGTGGCATTACTTCTTCCTCCTTCTGCCGCTACGCTTCCGTCCCTTGCCAAGAATTCGATTTGCCTTGGCATGGATTCGGTTTTTCGTCGAAGCAGAGATGCGGCCCTTTTTGTACTGCTGCGTCGCCCTCGCTTTGGCATTTGCTGCCCGCCCTGGTGTGTCCATCGGGTACTTTCTCGATCCTGGCAAACCGAACTTCGATTTTGGCAAGCTGCGTCTGCGCTTAGCCGTCATCTTCGGTGAACGTTTTCGCGTTGCCATCATCGACCCTTCCTGCGCCGTGTATAAGCGCGCATTCTTGCCGCTGCCCTCTGCTTCGGGTTGGCACGATTGCGCGGCCTCACGGTGCCTTTGCGCCGACGAATCGAGCGTGGTCTGCCCTTCTTCATCAGTTCTTGGTGGGGGTCGTTGTTGCCAATGCCTTCTGCGCCTGTGCCGGATTGCCCTTGCCATTGGTCTGCGCGCCCTGCGTGTCGCTCGCGGGCGCGGGCGGGGCAGGTACGGCAGGCTCGACGTTGTTCTCTGCCAACTTCTGCTCGATGCTGGGCGAGTTCACTTCGGGGAAGAGGCCAGAGAGAATCTGGATCATCGTCTCGTCGGCAATCCACTTGTGAGACGACGCGACATCTCCCGCCAGCACGATCTGCTGGATTGCCTGAGCTTTGGCAGCCAAGTCAGTCATGCGGATCGACGGCCACACGAGCTTTGGCGTGATGGGCGTCCTCCCGTTGGCAACCGACACCATCTTGACCAACATGATGACAATGTCATTGAACATGACGCGCTTGCGACCGATCTTCTTTTCGAACGGCTGCACAGTGGCGTCCTTGTCAGTCGACCCCTGATCCTTGAGGATCGCCCACTTTGGCACTTCGGCAGCGATGATGATGCAGTCGATCAGAAACTCCATCAACGTCTTGGAGTCGCCAAGCACTGAGCGCGCCTCGATGAAGCCAGCGTCCTCGCCCTCAAGGAAGAAGAAGATTTCCTTGCCACTCCACGAGATTTTGGCACCCGGCATGATGCGGCCGGTGTCGGGGTCAAGGACTTCCGGGAAGTTGTTGCGCAGGAACACATAGATGTCCTTGAGCTTGAACATCGCCTTCGGCGTCGAATGGTACTTGTGTGCTGCCAATGTCTGAAGCAGACACTCGTGGAACTGTTGAATGAAAGGCAGGATAGGTTCGATGTCACTCTGACCCCCGCCAAGAGTGACATCGAACTCGTTGAAGGATTCCCACAGCGGAACGAAGCCCAGAACATTGCTAGTCCGCCACGTTGTCAATTCCTCTTCGTTCGTCTTGTCGAAGTAGCGGTACTCATCGGGCGTGATCGTCTCGATGATGTGGTGTTCCTTCATTCGGGGCTGTTGTGCGTTAACAATCTCCTCAGTAGTACGCTCGTCAATGTCAATCCAATGCTGCACGATAGCCATGCTGACCAAATCAGGATCAGTAGGGTCGTACTGGATTTCAACTGACTCAGGAGGAACGCACTCAACCTTGCCATGTGACCTGTCCTCCTCTGTGAACAGGGGATTGTCAAGGCGAGGCTGGCGGAAGCGCACAACCGTCTTGCTGTCGCGCATGCTGTCGCGCCAGACTTGCAGAAGTTGCGGTGCCCAATGATCGTGGATGCACTGATTGACCCAAGCGTCGAAGTCGGCGCTCTCAGTTGTCACCCAAGGTAGGCCGATGTATTCCACGGACAAGTCGATGATTGGCTTGACAAATCCAGCGCCGAGGTTGTACTGCTGATTGTCATTTCTGTACAGCGAGCGCGCCA